AAAGTAATCAGTACCCATGTCTTTTTGTAAACTAATCTGCACCGCATCTTTGATTAGTTTCTCAACTGGTTCAAACTCACCTTTCTCTAATAAGTCTGCTGCCTTGAGAATCGCTCGTTCTAGTTCTTGCCGCTTGGTGAATGATTCAAATTCATCAAAGAACCATTCAAAATGTCCATCATTTAATTCTGGAATAGGATCAATATCTATACCAGTTGTTGCTTTGATTTGTGTTGTATCCGGTAATACCCTATACTTGTCTGTATGTGTTTTATACAACTCAGCCACTGGTCGCAAAGAACGATCAAAGTTCTCACTATTCATAATGTTCATAACACGGGTATACAACTCCGCGTTGGTAATCATCATCCTCAAAAATAATTTCTGAACATCAGGTGTATAATCCAACTGCTTTTTAGTTTCCTGCTTTGACAATTTTCTTCCTTTGCATTTCTATTTTGATTTTACTATTTGTTGCACTTTGTAATATACTTAACAACGTTGGTAGTTTGCCATATTTAATTACTGCATCATTTACGTCTTTTACATCATCATCCCAATTAGGTAAACTCACACTATAACCCAACTCTAACGCTTTATCACATAATACTAGTCCTGTTTTATCTCTATCTGGAACTAGTATAAGTTTTTTATTCAATGTACTTAATAACAATGCTTGGTCACTACTTATATCATTGTGCATTAATGCTACACCGTCAATACTTAGTGCATCAAATATGCCTTCAGTCACTATACATACTTGCCATTCAGGTTTTTGAATATCTATATTAAAAACATAACCAGATTGTTGAAGATTAAGATATTTAGGTGATTTGTTATCTAAAAATCTACTAGTATTGCCTACAATTTTATTTTTATAAAAATATGGAATAATTATTCGATGTTCTTTTCTACTGCCATATCTTCCGGTTCCTTCAGGGGTAACTACAAATGGATAACTATCATAATGTATTCCGCGCTTTTCTAAATATTCAATATATCTAAAATGTTTAGGATTATCAAGATTTAACTTTTCGCTACCCTCAGGTAAATCAACCTTATGAAATCTTATATCTTCTTTTGTTTTGTGTTGTTGAGTAAAATCTAACAGGTCTTTATGTTGTAAACTTTCTAAACTCCAACGTTTAACCTGTTGATCATCAATACCACACCAAATTAATAGATTGCGAGTCTTAGCACTGATTGTTCGGCCTAATACAAAGTTACACGTAAATCCACAATTGAAGCAATGCATTGACCAATTATTCCCGTCAAACTTGATGCCCCCGCGCAACCGTTTATCTTGTCTATGACCAAAATGGGTACAGCAGATAGCGTTAAAGCTAGTCCAACCCGAACTTGTTTGTTTCTTTTTGCCGGGTAATATAGACAGGATATCAAACATCTATTGAGTATAACACAATAGAAATGTTAAATCAAATTATCTGGTCAATATATTGGTTACTGCACCCGCATTGCTAGTGAATTGCATACGGACATAAGGATGGAATCCTTGTATCACATACCCAACCGTTTGTGTAACATTAGATGATTCTTCAGTAGTTACAATATCATACCAATCATTATCTACAATACTACTGCCTTGAATGGTTGTGTTTCCGTAAAACTCAATGTATTCAGTTTGGATAGTTAGTATTGGGTTGTTATTAGTACTTAATACGCTTGTAGTGTATGTGATGATGCTTCCGTTGGCATTTGGACTATTAGGAAATGCTTGTCCAGTTGGAATAGTGATACTGTATGATGGGACAAAGTTAGGTAATACTGAGTTAACAATATTCATCACACCCCTTGCACCAGCATTTTGATCTACAAATACAGGAAAGTCAAACTCATTGACTGGAATTTCTAGTGTATAGTAACATTTTTGAGCCTCAATATTCTCAAGGTCTGCGGCATTTAATATCAACGCACATATTCCAGTAGGAGCAAACTGTAAGGTTAATGACTTTTGTATCAGAATAGTATTTCCCTCATAGTTTAGAATCCTACAAGTTATAATTTTTCCTGTAATGTCTATAGGTTTTTGCTCTTGATTTATGAACTGAAACTGGATTTGATTATCCACGCCCTTGTGTAAAGTTAGTGGTTTAGCGTATTGAGGCATGTATCTCCTTGGTGAATAGCCTGACAATAGCACAACAATGTTGCGCTGAAGGTAATAAAATACTGATGTTGAATACACAAATGTAGGCTCCTATCACGTATTTAGTCTATATATATTAATTTAAATAACTTTGGTTACCCGATAAATAAACAGTTAAATAAAATAATGATTCAAAACGAATTCTTCAGAAGACTTACAGAACTACACCCGTTCATCACCGTTTGCTCCTATGCAAGTCAGGATTATGTTGGAATTGTGCAAAACCGTGATGACATGGTCACTACTATATACGATTACGGTGCTATTACAGATAGCATTATAAAAGAAAAGTTCCTATCACTAGGAGAAATTTGGTGGTGGGAAAGTAATAGACTTATCCCCATCAATCTGTTTTTAAAAGAAGATTGGATGCCTTTTAAACCCTATATTAGGACTTTTAATAACAAAAGTCTAATCGTGGTTCATGGACCAATATGTAGTATGAGTGATTTAGGTAAACGCCGCTCAAAAAGGCGTAGCATAACTCTCGTCAAGCGATTGTCCTAACAAATTTATATGCACCGCGACAAGCCATGAATAGGAAATTGCATGAGCCTTTTTGAACACATACCCATCAGTTCCCTTATCCCATACGGTGTTATTAATCTCACCCCAAGATTTCCCAATTAAATGCTTTTTGCCAGGACGAATAACTGCCAAAAACATGGCTAATCTTGGAATGCTATCTATGGGTTCTGGCATCTTCACTAAGTTGTAATACTGATTATTCAAGTGAATTAGTTTCTCAACAAAAGATTTATCCTTAAGTTTACTCCAATCAGGTTCAACCATTAATTCATTTAGATGTTGCTCATCTCTGACATTCTCATAGACATGAACATTCAATAAGTCTAGTTTAAAGTACCCGCGCTTTTCTGCTACTGTATAATCAATACTAGCTATGTCATTGATAGGGTCATAGGGAATAGGGGTAACATATACACCAGTTGCATGTTTACGAATAGGATTAACATTACGCATTGCCGCACTAGTATGCTTAATCAGTTCAAGCAATTTATTTCTTGAACCAAAGTCAATGTCAATGTCACTATCTATTCTCAATCTCTAAACCCCGGCAAATCATCCCAGTCACCATTCCAATCATACGGTAACCATGGATTGCTAAAATCACAATCATGCGGCCCTTCGACTTGTAAGCCAAATGCCTTTGCAAACTTCGTAGCATCTTTTTTTAATCTAAAACTAAATTCTACACCATCTTTGCCGTCATCGTCAACATCTTCAATTGCGATAGGAGATATTTCTTTGTCAACTAACCAAACTATTAACTTAGAATCATCTCCGTTTGTACAAAAGTCTATATATTCTTGTTTTGTTTCAAAATTATAATTTACGATATATGCTTTCATCTTGGTTGGACCAATCCTGCTTTCATTAACTTCATGTATGCCTGCTGCACCACAATAGCTTGTCGTTCAGCATCTTCTACTGCCTTGTGTGTCGTAATATGATTACCGTCTCTAAGACTAACACCAGTGATATCAAACAATGTTCTTGTATCTCTGACATTACCGAACGACCAAGGTGGTATTTCACCAAGCTGTCGCCAAGCATGTTCCATAACTACAATGTCAAATGGAGCTCCATGACTCCATGGTTTACCATGATTCCAACAAAAGTTATGCAGTTGTTTCATTGCCTCCCTAAATGGTACACGATCTTGATCACCTAGAGCTTCTTCAATAGCTTCTGGGCTTTGTTCACTCCACCAGTTTAAAGTTGATTCATTGACACTACGATTGTAAATCTCTGTTTGATCTTCAATCGTAGGTCTAATTTCAATCTTGCTAACAATTCCCTGACCACGAGGGTCAAACAACACTGCACCAATTGTAAGAATCACACAATCTGGTGTCGTGTTCAAACTTTCAATATCTATCATTATATCCATTTTATTTTCTCTCTATGTTTGAGTATCACATATGCCACATTTCATACATTGTTATAAATTTATCATCCCACAACTCTATTGTAACACATCCTCCAACTAAGGAGAAGTCCCAACCATGATGTCTTTCACCGAAATTTCTTCTCATCCATTTTACTATAACAGAAGGATCTTCTTTATGATATCTACAATCTCTGTTGTATACTGTTTTGTCGCCTGATTTATATTTTGCATCCTTGCACAACTGGTCTAGCCTACTAGGATATGCAGGAGAATATGATCCGGTTTTTAGAATTGCCATAGTTTTACCACCTTAATCTTGCAAGAATGTAATCACGCTCGTATCTAAATTTAATTCTAAATTCAGCATATTCCCAGGTATACAAACAATGTCTATCTGGTTTTTGTATGTTTGTTAGTATCCAATCTACTATCTCTATCCTTTGTGCTTGACGATCTACTTCATTAAGTACAATAACTAGTTCATGCCATCCAGGTTTAATGTGTTCCCAGTCTGACGTCCTCATTGAAATCTCAACAAGAATATCAAGTATTTTTGTTCATCTACTATTTGATAACCATCAGTGATATTACCGTTAACCATGTTCATCTTTATTCCATACTTATCTTCAAGGTAAGTTTCAAAATCATAACCATCAAAATTTGACTTATCTTCCATGAATTCTACTCTTACCAACTTGAGTAAACTCCAATATTTCCAACGATTCTTTCTGAAATTAATGTTTGGATCATCGTCATCATAATCTTGAAATGATTTTGTTATATTTGTCATAACCATCTCAATGCAAAATATGTACTATATTCTTCTTTATAGAACTTGAATACAGTATAACGGTCTCTTCCTTTAGCGGTGAGTTGCGGCTTATGATATGTCCAATCAAAATCTTTTCCCATAACCCATCCATATTGTTTTATCTGATGAACAATATCTATAATATCATGTAAACTTTTACCATGAACAGTAATAGATGTTATCCCCACCGTAGTAAAAATAATGTTAAATCTTCATCACGGGTAAGCATTATTTCACTTTGTTTACAGTTATCTAGCCAACGATTACTTCCGGTTTCATCATCATATCCTGAATTACCAAAGTTCTTCTTACACCACTTTTTTATTTCTTTGGGATCAACTTCATCTTGACCTTTCCAAGAAACAGTATGTATATTAATTTTGCTACCGAAATAGCGTTCTGTTCTGTGTACGAATTTACTCATGACCACCTCAACACAAACCACATGGCATCTTTTTCGTTTGCAAAAAAGTAATCAATCTTTGTAGCATCATATGTGTTGTATCCATCCCAATGCATGTCATTGGTAATATAGCTTGGGCAATATTTTTTAGCCCAATGCAAAGGTTTCCAAAACGGATCAAAAGGTATTGTAACTGTCATGACCACCTCAATGCTGCTATTGTAGCATACTTGGCATGCTTGCGTCTAATCTTTATGGTTAAACGATTCTTAGTAGCATCCGTATTGGCCATACCCCAGTTCCAATCCCACCCCTGTTTGCCAACATGTTCTTCCATCCAAGGACGATAGTGATCGTTGGGATCGGCACTATCAACATACTCAAACTCAGGACCATACCCAGAATATCCGTCTCTATGACTGGGCCCAACTTTTACTTGACCTTTAGGCCATGCCACATTGATAACTGTACCTGGAATAAACCTCCACCAAAGTTTGTCTTTGATGTTGAGACCACACGGCATCCAACCTGTTCTAGGAAACCAAAAGATACCGTAGATTTCACGCTTGCTCATGACCACCTCAATATAAAAAAAGTTCTATCTGATTCATCGCGGAACCAGTATTTCCCTGTACTTCCTACCCAGCGAACATTAGGTATGCCCCAATTTCCGCTGCCAAATGTGTCTATCATCCAAGCATTCATATCCATCCACACTGCTTCAGAGTAGTGCCGCGGTCCAACCCAATAAGGCCACTTTGGTTGATGTTCAGCATAACCAGTTTCAAGTCTTTTTACATTGTTAATAACCCAGTCACTGTCTCCCCATTTGTCTTTGACCATAGCACGTTTCTTTATCATAACCATCTCAACGCAAAATGTATTGCGTCTTTCTCATCTTTGAATATGAAATCCATATAATCTTCTGTACAATGTGTGTTAAAATTATCACCGGGCAATCCAAACTTTTCTATTGCCCAAGCACAAGTGTCGTTCCAAGTAGGGATGCCGCTACTTACAGTCCATGATATACGAACTCTAGTACCCTGCATCTTTAAGAGTGGTGTTGACTCGTTTTGTAACATCTATATCTCGTTTAAACTTAATTGCCCATTGTTCCGGGTCAATATAATCCATTACAAGTCGCACTTGACCTTCATTTAATGTATCTAAAAATCGGGTACCACTGGCACTTTGATACAACAGCCATGGGCTAATCTTACCGGTTGTGATGGCATAACATATTTTGTTTGCATTTCCATAACGCAACATATCATGCGGTTGTATGTTTGCATCTTCAGCCATATTGATACAATTCTCTACACTACGGTGTATGGCATCAAATGGATCCTCATGCCTTAAATACTCTATCAGATACTTGGTATAAGTGCTGTCACTGCACCAATTGTCAATCTTAATCTGATTCTTCAATAGCCAATCAATGTATTGTGGAATATTAATTGCATTAATACTAACACAATAGTTGCCAAACTTAACAAAAGCTACATAATATGCACTACGAATAAATTCTTCTTGTGTGCGATTCTTTCTACCTGCTGAGTTCTTTTTATAAAAATCTAACCAACATTGGAATGCAATTCTATTACCGTGATTATCTTTGTCTAACCATCTACGCTTTGGTTCGCATATATGCCTAAGCGTGGTTGACTCTTTGAGAAATTCTCTCTTACAAAATTCGCAGCCATACTTCACTGGCTTATCAATTGCCGAGGTCTCTTTCATATTGCTTAAGTTGCTCATCACTAATAGTTTCATTTAATGCCTCAATATCACACAGTTTCATATTAGGAAACAATTCTGCTAATTTAAGTTTGCGCTTTTGTCCAGATACAAACGCTTCACTAACCGCATCAATATCATCACCATTTGCTTTGGGATATATCTTCTTGTAATACTCTTTAATATCTTTTAGTTTAGCTGGTGTTTGTAATTTACTTACTTTAGGACTAATGTTAGGTATCCACTGATGATATTGTTTACCTACTCCCGGGCTACTTGCACACATCATTAGCCATTGTAATTTTGGGTGCTTCTGCACATTCTCGTTGAATAGATATTTGTTTGCATACTCTGCTGTACTCATTACATAGTATCTGCTCAATCCTTCACCACCTTTAATAGCACTTAGCCATTGGATCATTGTGAAAGGCACAAACTTCTTTTGTTGTTCAGGTGATAACCTGTCAAAGAAATCATAGTCTTTCTTATCCAATGCTGCAAGAACCTCAAACAAGTCTAAATCTTGTTTGTCAAACTTTTCATCAACCGGAACTGCTGCTTTTCTCGTTGCCATAATTAAAATGCTTGTGAATAATCTACTATCTCACAATTACGACTAATCTCTTTTACAAAATACACACATTCAGGTTTAGGTCCATCATTCAGTGGTACACATAAGAATTGTCCATTACGTAATCGCGGAGCATACCATGTTACATCGTGATAGATATCTACAATCTCAATGGGTAGAAATGTAGGACTAAAACTAGTTAAGGGATTAAACTCAAATGCATTAAATCCTCTATCATTGATACTTGTTAAGGGCAATGTTTCTAAATCACCATGCTCTTTTTCACCAATCAATATCTGCCAATCCACTGGCATCTTAATTGTATGCTTACCAATCTTTAATACAAGTGCCGGAGCATTAAAACTTTCTAAAAAGATTAATGGGATATAATGATAATCCACGTTTGAAGGGTTTGAATTGTCTAGTATAGCAAATCTAAAATCATCCACTTCTTCGGGTAGGTTTTCTAAGTTATATTTTATGTTGTCTAAAAGAAGTATGTTCATTATTTATTATATCATTTATATGTAAGTTTTTCAACATCAAACGGGTAATTGGCTTCACGGTAGAATGTTTTTCGTTGGGTAAGATGTCGTTTAGCAAATTTACAGCTACTTGTTATATCCCAAATTTCCACGTGATCCTTATCTTCGGCTTTACGAATTCCACGCCCAATACTTTGTATTACCCTGACAAAACTCTTACCCGGTTCAATCAGAACAAGGTTAAAGATTCGTGGAATGTTAATACCTACGGCCGCTACGCCATACGTTGCTATAATAATTTTATTAGTTGATGTAGCAACCTCATCATATTGTTCTTTACGCTCATCCATACCAGTATTTCCCGATACGAATACAACATCATACTCTGTTTTATAATCACGTAATAGTTCGGCTAATCTGTTATGTAATTCTTTGCCTGCTGCTACTCTATCAACTAATATCAATGTGTTACCAGTGTTTTTAATTGTATCTACTAGTTGACTAATCTTATCTAACCGTTTGCCATCTTCAAGCAAATGTTTTAGTTCAGATTGGTAATTACTAAATTCAACACCATCTTGCAGTTGAACGATGTTTACATGACATTGTGCTAGTACACCTCTATCTTGTAATTCACTCGCGGATAGCTTGTTGATAACATTACCTAGACTGATAAAGATAGCTTGACTTGCAAATTTTTCTTTAGGGATAGTTCCAGTCAATCCCCAACGAATTGGGATGTTACTCATTACGCCAGTCAATAGTTCTTTTAGTGCATCGGCTTTGGCCATGTGAACCTCGTCTACCATGACACAAACTACACCTTCAAGGAAGTCCCCGATCTCAACTTCTGCTTCACCTGCTTTTGTTTTCTTAAGCATATTGTTAAGACTTTGCCAAGTACAGATTGTATGGGTCTTGTTGTATTCTTTTCTATCACCAAAGTACACCCCAACATCTAACCCAAGATTGATATAGTCGGCTTCAGTTTGTGTTACAAGACTTTTGTTAGGTACGATAACGATACTACGACCATAACTTTCAATAGACCAACTTAATGCTGCTGTGATTAATGTTTTACCTGCACCTGTAGCAATTTCTTGTAATGATTGCGGGTTCTTTAGAAACTCATTAATGATTGATATTTGATAGTCACGCAATACAACAGATTGTCCTGCAATTGTATGACCTTCGGGCCAATTTTTATGTTTGAATGTCTCCTCGGACACTTCTGCAAACTTAAATGTTGTACTATATGTACGCAGGTCCTCTAGTTCAATATCATAGTCTCGGCTATCAATGAAGGGTAGTATTTCGGGTAATAGATTGACATAGCTAC